CGGTGAGTACGATATCCAGACATTGGAATATCGTCGTTTCGAGAAACCTCGAAACGTTAGGTCATCAAATGCCCTACTCTCATGGGCAATCCATGAGGCACTAACACACCCTGAAAGGGTGTGTTCTGTTCGGTATCATTCTGTCGCCGAACAGTCTAAGGCACGGTCTATAACCGTGGCACATTATGCCTATCAGGTCATAATGGGAGTGTTAGCGCATGCGCTAACTCCTGCTGTATTGTCAGCAGAGACGAAGTCAGGATTGACTTCGGATAGGCATCTATGGAACTTCCTAGATACCAACCTCTCACCGGAGGTGCCCTTCTGGGAGGGCTCGTCTGGATACAAAATCCAGGCGATGTCTCTTGATTTAGAAGAGGCAACGGACCACTCGAACTGGTGGTTCTCTCGGGCCGTTTGGTCCGAGTACATCCGGCAAACAAGAGGCCGGACGCAGCCAACAGGACTCATGCTGTTGGCGAAGAGGCTTTACACCTCTTCACGCCCTGTATTTTACAGGGTGAAAGGAAATAAATATAGCTATTTCCTTACCCATCGAGCTGCTCTGATGGGTGACCTCTTTACAAAGGTCGTCCTGACAATTGCTCAGGACTATTCAGCGAGGAAATCCTTGCTGGATTCACCGATCGGATCGGTGAAGAATCCTGGTATAACCAGGACTCGTATGGTAAAACCATACAACCTCTCCACGTTGGAAGAGGTAGGCCTCCTTGACCGGAAGCCTGTCCGCGAGGTCATTCGCGGAGCATCCTACTCACTAGTAGGAGACGATATAATAATCCTTTATATCGTTATCCTGTCTCTGTTCAGGACAGGATTGCTTCCCTATTTTAGGGACGCTGCCATGTCAATTGACATGAAGATATCGGAGGATGATTCCTTCGATAGTCCTCACTTAATGTTTTATTGTGAGGAGGGGTCCATGGTCCCCAAGAGTGTTTTAGACACTCCGCGCCACCAAAGGTGGCGTAACCGCGAGATAATTTATCTCGACTACCCTCGATTGAGGTTGCTGCTCCCTGTTAAGATGGAGCAGGACATCTACTCACAGACAAACGTGGGTAGATTCTCCTTACTTGGTAAGGAGAGCCGCTGGGTAATTGATACATCCAGCGTGCTCGCGACGAAACTCTATGAGGTCGCGAGTCTGGTACAACATCTTGTTGTACCAAGGGACATAGAATGTCTATGTCCCTTCACCCCCCAAGAAATAGGGGGTGACGGCGCCTAGACAGGCGACGTTGATTTCTTTAATGAAATCATCCGCAGGAAGTCAAAGGATCCTGCGGAGACACTGTATCGAATGCAG